GTCTGTTGGTCTTCAGTTTCGGTTTTTGATTGAGTTTTGTTTTCTTCTTCGCCTGGCATATTGTTTTCTCCTTTGGCTACTGCCTTGGTTTGGCGTTTGGCCGCTTGACGTTCGGGCAACAAAAAAGGGAGAAGTGGAACCGGTTCCCCGGTGTGGAGTCTCCACTTCTCCCTTAAATGCTTGACTGTTTTCTGGGTTGGCCTGCCCTTTAAACAGCGCCCGAATTGTCCCGCGGCTTCTACCGATTAGGTGTTCGGCCGCTTATTGTTTTACCGCTCCTTTCGGTTAGCGGGTTATCCACATTTTGATAGCTCATCAATATCTTCCTGCGTAATTATCTCAGGTGAATTGATAGCGCGTTCCAATGCTTCAATGCGCTTTTCAAGGTTCCTGAGATAGGTCATGATAGCCTCTTTTTCTTTGACTTCCTGTTCTTTGACATTGTTTGAGTCGACTTTACCCATTGTCGTTATCACCGTCTTCCTGGCGCTCAAGTTCGATATCGGCCAGCGCCATATCGAGTTGTTCGTGTGGGTACGCCATCAATGATTCAAGGTAATCGATACTTAGCCGCACAACCTCGATGTCCTCTTTAGAGCAGGTCCTCAGCGCTGCGTGATTTTCACGGGCTTCATGCTCAAGGTAAGGCTTGAGTATCTTGGTCCAGAACTGATGCTTCAGGCCGCTTTCGATAATCGTCTTCTTACGTTGTGGTGTTATTTCTTTCAATCATCACCTTCCCAGCATGTCGATCGGAATCACATCCCCGGATTGCTGCATCGCAGCTGCCTGCTCATCCGGTATAACGTTAAAATTCATTGGAGCGGCTTGTTGAATAATAGCATCATCGATATTCTTGACATTCAGCGCCTCACACAGTTGCCGAAAGATCCAATCCATGTCGTATCGTTGCTGCAATATATGATTTGTTCCGACAGTCTGAAATATTTCTCGCCAGATATCGGCAAAGTCCTGTGGGCGCGTAGGCATTGTGCCATCATCGATCGGAAAATCAAAGAAACCCTGGATATCATCAGGACCGGCCTTGATAGCATTGGCCCCGATGTAATTCGGGTCTGGCTGGATGAGCTTCTTGTTGTAATCCCCGATTATCCGAAAATAGCGTTCCTCAGATAGGAATTGCTGATTGTTTTGAACCATCATCTCGGCCATTTCAACGAATGCCTGGGCATAGATAATTTGCGCCTGGACTTGCAAATGGTTGGCGCCTGAGTTGTGCATTTCCCCGATTTCCGTGGCAGTCCGTTTGATCTTAGTCTCAACTCCCTGCAGGCTGTCGGGAGTGTGGTGCCGGCGCTGCATGACATCGCCTATCATCTCGGCGTCTTGGATGTGTGATCTGGTAACGTCCCTGACCTCAAGCTGTTGGAAGACATGACTCAGCGGGATACCTTTTTGCCAAAGCTCCTTTTTGAGCCTGATCAGCCCAGCTGGATTAGGTTTTATTAGATCACGCTCATTAACGGCTGATGGATCAATTACAGCCCGGTTCATGAGCCATGATCTGACATTGCTCATGCGGCTGTTGTAGAGCCAGTTCATTAAATCCTGTAAGCCCTCAACCGACTCATAAAACGATTGGTTAAACAGGCTCTGCCCGTCATAGTCGAACTCAGCGCTATTGTTCGGAAATTTACCATGCGCGTAGGCCATCTTTTCAGCACGGATCACAACCCTATCGTTTACTGTTGCAAAAACCCATATCTGTGGGGTACTTGTGCTCTCCTCAAACCCTTCGATGCTATCAAGGCCGTAATCCCGGGGGATAATTTCGATGTAAAATTCCTTTAGCTTGTATGACGGATTTTTATCATCGACATTACGCATACTGGTTGTAACTATCCCCTGTATCTGGTTTCTGTTGTCGTTGTCGCTCGTGGAATCAGAGTCATTAACGCTATGGCCTTCCTCTGTGTTTAGCTCCTCGATGTTAAAATAAACACCCCGATTCTGCTGCTTTAGCAACTCGTAGCGGCTACGCATGTACTCGTAGCCTACGAACTGTCCGGATTGCATCTTGCCCATGGGCTTGCGGGTGTCGGGAAAGAATGAGTAAATGTCTGTGTTGGACAGCTGCGGTCCCTCGTATGACATGATAGTTTTTTGGACACGCTCATTTACAGTATGTGGAAACGGGAATTGAATTATCTGGGGCTCATTGACGAAAACGTTTTGGTAATTCCGACAGAAGATGTTCTTGATTGAGGATAGCCCATATTTTCCCAGGTCGCGCAGAAATGAGTAAATAGCCAGCATCCCGCGCTGACGCTCCACTTGGTAATCAACGATGATCTCCATCTTTTTGGCCGGCATCTGGTCTTCGCCGCCGCGCCCGTTGATCTTAAATATCGGACGCTTCCCGCAGATAACAGCCATCCAGTATGTCAGCAATGTATCGAGGATAGCCCGGCTCATTGGGATATAGACCTGGCGCTCAAAAGGATTCATCTTCCTTCCCTTGGTATCCTTTTCGGCCACGTCAATAAATGCGCGATCCATTTTCTCTGACTTGTTCCAGCCGTTATACCGCTGAGACATGTATTCGTATGAGAGTTTACGGCAGCTTCGCACCAGATTGATGATCTTTTGATGCGCTGGATGTTGAATGGGTATTTTCATTTTACAGATATCCCGTTTCCATTATGCGTCTATCAAGAATCAAAAAGGCCCTGTCGTGAATCTTTCTGGTCGAAACCCAGACGGCGACGCTTCTGTGGCCTCCCTCATAGAGGAGATGGACAAGCATGCGTCGAATAGGGCGCTTTAATGTGTTTTTGATTCTTGGTTTCATACCATATCCCCTATAAATCCTGTGTTGCCTGGTAGCTGGGAAATTTCGATATCGGTCATATTGATATCCTTCAACTCAGTATCCCCCAGCGGAAATTCAGCCCCGAGCTTATCATCGACAATACGGGCCATGCAATCTAAAATATCATCATGCACGGCCACCGGGAAGGCATCGTATTCTTCATCAATGAATTCTTTGATTAAATCGCGCTGTTTCCCCTCATTGTCTAAAAACATTAATTTTTCAGGGAGATAAAAACGTCCGGCTTCGAATAGCGGTATCAGCTTCCTGATTCTATCGAACTTCGGCGTTGGACCGCCCAGGGCTTCAACATGGAAACGGTAATTGAGGATTTCTTGCTTGTCCTCGATGTGCTCTATGTCCGAGTCCTTGCCGTATTTTTCATAACCGACATTTATCGGACGATATTTGCGATGGAATTGAAATATCTTTTTTGTGCGCTCGGATAGATTTAACCTCGACCTGATACCATCAACCAGATAATAATTTTGATCAGACCCCAGGCCTATAATGAGTTGCACGGTATAATCATTCGATTTTTTCTTTTCTCCGGCAGGGTCGCAGAGCAGATACAAATTAAGCGCATCGGGGTCAATGCGCTTGTACATGTTGAGCCAATCTCGTTTAAATCCTTGCACTTCGTCAGCCTTCGGGTCTTGTAGGATTTGGCATGCAAAAACATATGAGCCCATTGTGCGGCGTTTCCTCGCCATAAATTCGCGTGTCCAAAGAACAGGATCCCCCTTCGGTGTCCCGTCTGCTGTACCCGGGTAAACACGCTTTATCGCGGCCTTGCGTCTCATGATCTCCGCATAGCAATCGTTGTAATGATACCGAGTCCCAGCATATCGCTCGATATTGATTTCCGAATACATCCGGCACGGCTGCGCTGAACCCAGGTTGAGAGATAGCTCCCATGACTTGGTTGCTTTTTTGATCATGTCCGGATTTCTGACGTTGTCCTCGTCGATCACATCGTCGTAAACCCTGATCTTGAAATGCCGGCCAGTAGGCATGCCATCCACAAGGCCGTGCGCCTCTATGGTTTCCTCTTTCGGGTTTCCCCTGCGCTTTACCCTGATACCATCGTCCAAGCTCCACTTCGGGGCTTGTTTGTTTGGGTTTGCCCATAAAATCTCCGAGTACAGCTGCTTTAACTTTTTGTTTGTGCCCAATTCCTCGCGGATCTGAGACAGGAATTTCTTGGCGCTGGGCCTGGTGATGGAAAATATTCCTATGGTTATTTCCGGATCGTTTAATACGTCCTGGATTGTCAGCCCGAATGTGATTATCGTTGATTTGTAATGCTCCCTGGCCCATAAATCTAAATATCCGTTAGGGTTTTTCCTAACTTCCATACAGCGTTCGAACAGCCAATCATGATCAATATCTTTACGTTCGCATAAATAAACGAGCAGAAAAAACAGGTCCCGGCGCCCAAGTTCGGCCAGGGCCGGTTCAACCTGATTCGTTTTTTCGGCTTGTCGCAAAAAATCTGCATAAAAATCATGAGCCTGTTGGCGTGTCGTAAACATCATTGAGCACGGATTTTAAATCGTCACTGATATTGTGCTTATGTGAAACCTCTCCGCTAAAATTGTAGTCGATTTTTTCCCGGTAGCTGGGATCGTGTTTTTTGATGAGGAACATTAACAGGGCATCAGAATAGACTTTTTTGAATCCGATGAGCTTGCCTTGGTGAAAAATCGGTTCCGGTACACCGCTGTGGGCTCTCCTGTGCGCTTCGCTGACCAAACCTACATTGACCCCAATTTTGATAGCCTCATCCCATTCAATTGCAAACTTTGTATCTTTCTCACGCTGATTGTAGGCCGCCCTTGCAGAAACACCCAGCAGCCTGCATGTGCGGCTGACATTTGCATCAATGGCCAACTCGTTGATAAACTGACGCTTTTTTTTAGCAGTGAATTTTAGGCGATTAGCCATGATAGCTCCGCACCCTGAGTTACATAAAATAATGCCCGCCGACTACTTAAAGCCTACGGGCATTTGTTGTTATATCGCTGGCCTACGAACTGCCATCCCCGCAGGCTGACTAGAGATTGTAAAAATAAATATCACAAAAACGAAATCTTGTCAAATTAAATATAGTGATATCAGTAAGATACGGATATCATAAAATAAATGCTATTTTCAGCCCATATTTATTTTCTTGTGGTGATATTTTTATCTTGACACGACAAATTAAATAGGTTAAGTAAGATTAAACAATCAAACAGGAGCCAAGAGCCATGAAAACGACATTAAAAGAAATCAGAAATTACATGGATAACGGATTAATGCTCCCAAACGAAACCGTTGGGTTGAAAGTGCAGGTCGGTTTTTTG